GTCTGGCGGTTGTCCGGTGGTTGTCCGGTGGCTGGTTGTAGGTGCCATGGGTTGCGCTAGGGTTGCGCTAGGGCTATCCGAAAAAAGGTAGGGAAAAACACACAAGCCCGCGCTTGTCTGGCGGTGGTCATACGGCATCATAGCGGATCATGTATCCTATACAGGCTGGCTGTCACCTTGGATTACAGGCGATATGGGACAAAATCAGGGTCAAGTTGATAGTGGCGGGGCGGGTGCCTCATGTGAACAGATGGGGAACACGCGGTGAACAGAAGGGGAACGGGGGACTTTTGCGGGAAGTATAACGTAATACCCTGACAGATTTTTCTGCCAAAATGAGCCTGAGACCCCTAGAGGTTATATCTCTAGAGGTCTGGCTCAACGTCAGTAGCTAAAGGAGCCAGAAGGGCTACCGACAGAGTTATGAGGACACCGATAGCACCACAGTGACACCTACAGTCACATAAGGTAACCATAGTATCATATAGTTTATAACTAGAGAGAATAACCTCATTGTCTAATCCTTGTTGTTATCACTCTTAGTTTACTCTTAGTATCTATAGTGTCCTTTTTGTCTCTTTATACATCTAGTGCGTCCTAATTGATCCAGTTGGGCTTATGGGAGCCTTTTTCTCTTGTCGTACTAAAGGCATTGTCCATGTATGAGGTCAGTTGTTGTTGCATCCACTCAGACTTTATATCGTCTTCAGTGGCCTGTTGATCCGCAGACATCTGTTCTACCCAATAGGCAACTGCCATACTCAGAGCGTCTAGCCTATCGTCATGCCTCAAGCTTCCCTTTTGGTAACTCACGCGGGTCATTTGATACACTAGGCTCTTATGTAACCTCTCGTGACTGTCGTACTTCTGGATTGTCTTCCAGTCACTTTCGATAACGCTGGGGTCAAACACAAGTCTATGTCGAGCCATCACAGGCTCTATAGTGTCGATGATCCTACGTTCCTTCTGTGTGGAGTGTCGTACTTCTTCCATCATACAAGGGTGAATCTTGTTAAGAACTGGCTGAAGCATCTTGGTGTACATACCGTCACCAAAGTTACTCTCGACAATCACATGGTTAACATTGTGTTTCTTGGCGATGTAGCTGAGTTCTGTGAGGGTGTCATCATCATAACCACCTTGGATACCACCACAGGCTACCACGAACTGGATAGAGTTAAGCATCTTGACCACTGCGTAACCTGTCTCATCCTTACCTCTACCAGAGGGGTCAATAGACATCACACAGCCTGTGTACGGAGCGAATGTCTCCCCGATGTTCATCGGTGGGTACATCCTATCGCCACTCATAGCCACATTAGTAAGCTCATTGAGAACCTTGTCCTCATTCGGCCCCCAAGCGACCTTCAGTGGCCCTTCTTCTGGATCACAAGCCATGATGACTAGATCGCGTACCTTCAATGGGTAACGCTCTGTGTCAGATAGCTGGGTGTTCAACTGGAACTGCATAGCGAAACCAGACTTACCGTAGGAAGCTTCACGCTCTAACAGGTCTTGGTTGTCGAATCTGAGGGGGTCTGTAGGGTCACCAGCGTTCACACCCTTGAGTGTCTTAAAGTAAGGGGCTAATGCACCACCGTACTTAACTGTCTGGTCTTGTGTTGGCATCCTAGCGGGCCAGATGCGTGTCTCGTAGCCTCTCTCTTCCATCTTGTTGTACAGACTGTCCTCACACTGAGGTGTCCCTAGATACAATATCCGGCTTTCATCGTCTGGCTTCAAGATAGCATCGAACTCCTTGACCAACTCAGAGAGCTTATCGCGCATCTGTTGTGTCGCAGAGTTATTCAGTACCTCGATATCGTCAGCAATGATGAGATCAGCGCGGGAGCCTGTTAGCTGCCCTGTGATACCTACAGACTTCACTGAGGGGCTGTGAGAGGCTTTGGCTGGTGCTACGTCAAAAGCTATCTTAGAGTTACGCTGGTCACCAGAAGGGATCAGGTACTCTAGTCCGTCTAGCTCTTGGATAAGTCTCTGCGTAAACGTAGAGAACTGATCGGCACGATCCTTAGACGCTGAGACAACTAGGATTTTCTCTTCAGGGTCACAGAGTAACCGCCAGACTACATAAGCGGATGTGATGTGGCTTTTGCCTACACCACGAAACGCTTGTACCATAGACCGCTTGGGGCCAGTCATAATATACTTGGATATGTCTTTTTGCACTGGTGTAGGGTCTGGTAGCCCTAGGTGCATATGTACTAAATGAAGGAATGTTCTGAAATCTGATCGTATCTTTCTATGATACTCAGTATCTGGGATCGTAACAACCATGTTCGCGTAACCTCTTCTGGCTCGTAGGAGCCTCGTACAGCCACTTCTTCCCTTCTGGGCTACATGGGTAGCTCAGGGGGTCTCAGAGGCGGCTGTACGGGCTTCCTAGAGGGTTTATTCTTGTTGTTGACGGAGTATATCGGCTAATTCTTCCGCTCTCTTGCCAACTTGACGGGCATAACGTGAATCTAGGAGTTCTTTAGCTGCTAGTTCGTATTGACCCGCTTCCATAGCCCCAAGCATCAGTTGAAACTTCATCAATCTACTGATCCCCATGTTGAAACAGAGGTTCACTAGGGTCTCTTGGACTTCTGTTGGTAAGGTCTCAAAGTAATTCAGGCGTTCCATGAGTTCATTGAGGCATATTTCTATGTCCTCATCGAGCATCTGCATGGCTGTCTCTTTAGAAATTCCTCTGTCTTCGATGTTTCGACCTACTCCCAGCGTTAATTTACCCGCTGTACATTCATAAGGGAGTAATTTCAGACCTTCATGGCGTATCAGAGTGTTTCTGAGGCGTGTTTTGTTCATTTTTTAGGAAAACCTTTTTTCATTGCTGAATAGGCTTTTGCAGATACTGTGCTTTTCGCTTTGGTGTTTGATGTACCAGCTTTTTTCTTGGCGTTGATGTTGGCGTAAAGACCTTTTTTCATTTAGAAACTCCTGATTTCTTTTCGTATGTTCTCAACGCTCCCATTCCCAAAAGACTGAGAACAAGAGGCATAAGTGAATCTAGTGGCAGTTCGGGAAGGGGTTTAGTCTGGACATCGAACACTGTCAGGCCAAACATAATGAACTGTTTAGCTACATATTCCCAGAATATAGCCAAGGCGCATGACATACCTATAAGTGGTCTCCATGACCGCTGCATGATCCCACCGATGCCTGTGGCTGTCGATTTGGAATCTGCGAGGTTGATCTCCATCTGCTTGAGTTTTAGTTCGTTCTCAAGAGACTGTAGCTTTACTTGGACTTGGGCTTTCTCTTCGTCACTTGTGTGTAGATCGTCAATGATCTTGCCGACAGAGCCTACAAGACCGCCTGATAACAGTTCCGTAATCATGTTAGTCTACCTTTTTTCAATGGGTTGCATTTCCAAGAAACAGCTTTCCAACCGATCATGTAGTCATTAACAGCCGTTCCCATCTCCATTGCGCGGTTTTCACATTGCTTGTAAGTGCTAATTGGGTGTCTGGTGTTTTCCAGTTCTATACAGTGTTGCGGGTCTGTTAAAAGACAAGCAAGGATAAGGACTTCATACATTATAAAGCCTCCGTTAAAATCATAATTAGAAGGGTTAGTCCAGCCAGTGATATGCCTACACACGCTGCCCAATAGAAGGCTATGAGACAGCTATCTATAAAAGCTTCACGCTCACGGATTGCTTGTTTTCTGGCTTCTACCCGTTGTTTCCTGATTTCAGCGCAATACTTGACATAATCAGGGTACATATTAGCCCGCCCGTACAAGTTCATCATTGATCTAAGCTCATCTTCTTTAGCTTTGATTTGATCCCTTGCTAGGAAACTCTCTAAGTCTGAGTTTGCTGGGTTATTTTTAGAACCGTCTTTGCGGGCTTGGTTATCAATAGCGTCTTTTGCGTTAGTAAAATCGGAGATGGCTTTCCCTGCGTTTGCAAGGTCTCTCCCGTTCTCCACACATTTTTTTAAAATAGAAAAAGCGGCATTAGCCGCCGCCAGTTCTGCCAGCATTTTGAGTACCCCCGCTAATGCGTAAAGTTGGTCTCCTCATCGTTCTCACTGGCATCGAACATAGGAAGGGATGCTGCGAGGTTAGCCAGTGGGCTATCCTGTGCAGCTACTGCTTCAATTCCGTTATCCTTTAGGAATTTTGTTGCCACAGATAACTCTGCGGCTGTGGCTTCCCCTGATCGGACACGGCTCAAGAGTTCTTGAGCTATACCTTCATGGAGATCACCAAGTGTTTTACTGGATGCTGCCATAGTTACACTTTCATTAATAACGAACTTGCGAGACCAACGATGACTACCGTTGACCCCATGATTAATGCTTCCAAACGCCACAAGCGTCTATCTAAGCCTGTTAGTTTGTCTTCCACAGAGGCGTAGCGCACTGCACATTCTTTTTCGTGTGCTTCAAGTTCTATGGCTACTCTGAGTTCTGGTGATACTGACTGTTCCATCTTCATTAAACTTGAACCTTATTATGGTTTAACAACTGATAGCTTGATCCACCATCCGTTGTTTGAAACTCAAGGTTGTGTCTATAACCACGACTATAAAAATTTGGGTATCCAGTAAATGAAGTTGAAAAAGTAGGATGATAACTTGTGCCTCTTTCAATGCGTCCATTTGTCGATGCAGATATAGAAATTCTGTCTAAAGTTATTAAGTCTGCATTATAAGTTGCATAGTAATTTGCGGCTGGTTGAGAGTGGATTGCCGTACTAAAGAATTTATTAATATAAGTTGCCGTTGAAAAGTCATAAGGCGTTGATAGATCAGCAGTTTCAAAAGAGTGTATATTCGAACTCTGCCTAACAAAATAAACTTTTGTACCGTCTGAATTAAAATTAAAACTTCTTATCGAATAGTAAATTATGGGGCCATTTGTAAAACTGGCAACAGTATCGAAAGATGAATGAGAAGCAGTGCTTAAATCAAATCCAGTTGACAAATTGTAAGTATCAAATCCTTTACCAGAAGCACCACCAATAAACATTTTTGTTCCAGTTGGATTGAAATTTAAAGACACTGGACTGGCTTCTTGCCCACTAACAGAAAATTCTGAATCATAGCTTATTGATGCAGGGCCAGTATCATACGGTGTAGAAAGATGAAATTCAGCAACGGTATCAGAAGAATAGCCCCCAATAAACAACTTGGTGCCATCGTTGTTAAATCTCATATAGCTTGGAAGTAAAATATCGGAAGGGCCAAGGTCATTCCCAATTCCAGCCCCTATCGTAGATGGGTTACCTGAACCTACATGGACTTGACTATAAAAACTTGCACTTAAATCATCAAAAGGAACTGCAAGATTTACAGTTACAAGATTGTCACTTGTGTGATCTAAAGTATACATTTTTGTTCCAGTTGGATTGTATATTTTCACTTCATGATTAGTATAAGTTGAAGCCGTATGTGTATCAAAATGCCAAGTGTCCATATCATCTACAGAGCTTGCACTATTGTCGTATCCCGCAATAAATGAATAAGTAAAACGCTTGGTTGTCGTATCAGGTGTGCCAAACGTAACGGCTGTTGCCGCTGTGGTTGTACCGGCGTCATAGAATGAGTTGTTACCAGTTAAATCAAGCGTTACATTACCACTTGATGCAACAGTGACAGGCTTACCTTTAGGGCTGTTTATTAAATCTGCAAAATTTCTTGCTCTTGTCATTGCCTTAATCCTTATATAAAATTATTATGCAGAAGGAACTTCATATACATAAACTGCACCAGCAGCACTTACTGCGTTTCCGCTGCCACCGTCTTCACTATGCGAACCAGCAATTATATATTTTCCATCATCACTGATGCTTACTTCGTTAGCAAAAGAATCAAAAGCGTCACCGTCAGATGACAATATTTTTTGCTTTTGTGTCCAAGAGGAACCATTTCTTTCAAACACATAAAAAGCACCTACACCAGATAGAGGGCTACCTGATCCACCATCCTCACTTACTGCGCCAACTACTACAATATTTCCGTCTTTACTAATTGCAACACTTTGCCCAAAACTGTCACTTGCCTCTGCGTCAGACGCTACTATTTTGGCCTGTTCTGTCCAAGTTGAACCTGATCTAGTAAATATATATGCAGCACCAGCAGCGACTATCGGATCACCTGATCCTCCATCTTCATTGCGAGAACTAGATATAAAAGTTGTTGCGTCTTCGTTTATAGCTATTGAATTGCCAAATGCATCTGAAGATTGTCCATCTGAAGTAAATATTGGGCCTTGTTGCTGTGTCCAACTTGAACCCGATCTTGTGAAGACATAACCAGCACCTTCATTGTTATAATTTGGTGGGCCTTGAACTCCAGTTGCTCCAGCTAAAAGATAAGTTCCATCTGAATTTAATGAAACCTTACTAAATCTATGATTTGCAAATGATGGGCTTTGTTCAATTTTTTGTTGCTGGCTCCAGCTTGAGCCTGATCGTACAAAAATATAAACAGCACCAGAATCCGATCCATTTGCGTCTTCCCCTGAAGCACCTAACGCTACATATGTTCCATCCTCATTTATTGAAACGTGCAATCCAAGCAAATCACTTGCAACAGCATCGGAAGCTACTAACTTAGCTTGCTGTGTCCAACTTGAACCTGATCTAACAAAGACATAACCAGCACCAGCATTGCTTGTTGGATCGCCTGATCCTCCGTCTTCAAACCAAGCCCCGACAATTGCATAGTTTCCGTCTTTACTTATCGCAACATCATAGCCAAATCCGTCACTTGCTTGTCCATCTGATGCAGTTAGTTTTGCTTGTTGACTCCAAGTAGAATCAGTTCTTTTAAAAATATAAGCCGCACCAGCATTACTAGCCACCGTGTCTTCATTTCTTGCACCAGAAATTAAATATTCACCAGTTCCATTTATTGAAAGATTTTTGCCAAACTCATCAATACTCTGAGCATCTGAAGCTGACAATTTAGTTTCAGTATAAGTTCCAGCTAAGTCTGCAACATAAACACTATCAAAAATTCCAAACCCAAACCCTCTAGCTGAACCACCACCAATCGTTGTTAACATAGGCATTGTCAAATCTCCCTAGGCAAACGCAGTTTGAGAAGCCAATACTGTAAATGTAGCATCAGCGGTTTTAATAATTGTAAAGCTATAAGCATCAATACCGCTTACATTTCCAGCCGTTGGCGCAGTTCCACCTTGCCATTTTGGAGTAACAGAGGAGGTATCAACTTGATAAGCGTTAAGATAATAAGCTGTTGAACCTTGACTTAACATCACAGCGCAAGTCACGCTCTGACCTATATCAAGTGTTGAGTTTACATTTGTAAAATTAATAGTGCGGTTTGCTGTTTGATTTGCTGTGCTAAAAACAACGCCTTGAACCGCTGTATCAAAAGTCAAAGTTCCAGTGGTTGATGTGATTACTGTTACTTTTTCGTGTACTTCCTCAATATCTAGCTGATTTTCAACTACCACTGCGCCTGTGAAAGTTGCGCCTGATAACAGGGCTGCACCAGCATTAGCATCTACCGGCTCAAAATCACTGGTGCTTGAGTTAAATGCTAAAACCTGACCGTTTGTTAAACCAGCCGTATTAACATCATCCGCATCATTGATGGAGAAATTGACGTTTGCAACATTGAATACACCATACCCAACAATATCAACAGTGTCATTTAGAGTAGCACCAGTTGCCAAAACAATGTCGGTGCCGCTTGTCGCTGTGAAGTCTGTGCCAACAATTAGCTTAATACCGTTTAAGTACACATCAATGTAACCAGCGTCATATGTTGCTGAAAATGTTGTTTGCCCAGCCGTAGCGGTATAGGTGTTGCGGTTAGCTGTTCCATTAACGCTTGTTGTTGCAATTACCCAACTAGAACCATTGTAATATTTAAGATTATTTGAGGTGCTATCATACCACAAATCACCAGCATTAATTGTGGCACCTGTTGGTGCAGTAGCACCAGAGAAGTAAGTCTCAGCAAAGCTAGTGATACCACTGATGTTATCTGCCACACTATTTATGTCAGATATGTTATTATAAACCGTAGTTAGTTGGTTTATTTTATTGTAAATACTGTCTGTTGCATCTACGAGTTGGGTTTTCCTAGAGTCAATATTAGCAACTTGAAGACGAACACCAGCTACTTGTGAAACCTGAGTATTAATAGCAGCAACTTGCCCTATTTCAGTACTTAAAGGGCCAAGGGTATTTATGTAACTTGCTGTAGTAGTGCTTCCTAAATTAGTAAGTTGATTACCTAAAGACCCAAGGTTAGACAAGGCGTTAGTTGCTGTAGTACCATCCTGTACATCAGCCAGAGTAGCAATATCTGTTGCTCTAGGACTAAGTGTAGTTAAATCATTAACTCTTGGAGCTAAACTATTGATATTATTTAATGAACCATGAACTTGATTAATTTCAGTAAGGTCATCATGGATAGCATCAAGCTTTGCGCTTTGACCACCAAGGTTGGATAGTGCATTAGTTGCTGTAGTGCCATCTTCTAAGTCAGCCAACGTACCAATGTCGGTATCTCTAGCTGCAACTGTGACAATATCACTAGCTCTTGTGGCAGCAGTAGAAATAGCATTAGTTGCGTTAGTACCATCCTCAATTTGAGCAAGAGTAAGTATCTGGCTTTGTCTATTATTGACAGTGGTTAGAACATTAGTTCCTGTAGTACCATCCTGTAGATCAGCTAGTAAACCAATATCAGTAGCTGCGTTTGCTACAGTGTTAATGTTTGTAGCATTATCTGCAACAGCATCTACTTGCGTAATGTTCTTGTTTGTTCCTGATGTAGCTGTTGTACTGCCATCATATTTATTAACAAGTATATCTATTTCAGTATCAATTGCTGCAACATCTGTTACTGCCTGTGAAATTCCAGCAAGAGTGTTAACATTATTAATATCAGTTGCCACAGTGTTCACATTTGTAATGTCAGTGGCGGTTGTGTTCACATTGGTTACATCAGTAGCCACAGTGTTCAGGTTACTTAAATTAAGACTGTTTAACTGCGCTTTATCTGACAGTGTAAGCCAAGTGTCTTCAACATATGTCTTAGTCGTGACATCAGTTGGGTTTGTTGGGTTGGCTACGTTTTTAATAACCTTATTAAGCGCATCGAACTTATCATCGTTAGCCACGCCCATTCTAAAAGCATCGTTGTCTTTGACCTCTTGTGAGATGTAAAGCAACTGATTTGTATTAGCGTTGAGAGCGGATGCACGGACTACCGCCCCATCAGCAAAGACTGTCGCTGTGGAGTTTGTGGGGGTAATCCGTGCAATCTTAATAGCGGCACCCGCTGGAACTGCTGCACCAGCCAGTGTGGTAACGTCAACATGGGTATCGTCAGTGAATTGAAACGTATAAGCAGAAGAAACATCTGTGGTATCAACCCCACCAACAAACACTGCTATATGGGTTCTATCTAGGTAATTAAAAGTGATGAGGTAATTTAATACCGTGCCATCACTTGGGTAGGTCACATTAGCGAGTGCCATTTACTATTCCTCATCTTGGGTTATCTAAGAAGCGTTTAATCTGTCTACGAGCATCGCTTTTATCTTTAAGCAACTGTGTGAACTCAGGGCTTTGACGCTTTAATTCATATTCAGCCCGTAGTCTGAACCGTGAACCTATTTCTTTTAATCCATCGACCCGTGGCCCCGTGTTGTCCCCATCTGGGTCTTGCATACGGGCGTACCGATCTGATTTAACAAAGGCTTCCATAGTTTCACGAAGGTTCATCCCGTTGATCTCTAATTCCCCTGATAACTCAATCCACTTGTCGTAATAGGATTGCGTATCGTTGAACATTAGGTCTTTGAGATCACGGTAGCTGTCTACCTTTGTACTTGTAGGAAGACCGAAACCGCCTGTTCCTGTTAGTTCAGACAAACGTGTCAGTTCGTTTTGAAGTGGGTCTGGGTTCATAACCACTGCGGCAAACGGGTTCATTCTGTTTTTATTCGTCAGAATGATTTCACCCATGAAATTACGCCGCCTGTCGATGTCACTATTCATCCCGATCCTGTTACGCATAGCGTCAAATACACCGCGAATTTCACGTTGGTATTGATCGTTCTGTGTCTGCGGGATGATGTTAGGTACAAAAGAGCCAGCCGTACTGTTTACGAACTTTTCCATAGCTCTACCGTCTTTATCATTTAATGCGTCTACAAAACCAGATATGCCTTGCGTAAAAGTCTTGTTGATAGTGTTTTCCATGAAAGCACTGAGAACGGCAAATGATGCGTCTTTTGCCCATTCTACACTGTCAGGGTTATCCTCATCGAACTGATCATGGATAATAGCCTGAAAGTCAGCTACAAGAGCAAGAGGGTAGGTGAAAGGCTCAAGTCTCTGATATGAATACCAGCTAGTTTTACCTGTCTCTTCATCTACAAACCTCACAGAGTAAGGCTGGTTATTCTTCAACCACTCTTTTCGCACCTGTGGGTCTTTAGGCCCACCACCTGTGATACGACCTGATTCAGCTAACATATAACCGATACCAACCATAGCTACACCAGCGGCTTGTCTACCAAGTGCTTGGTGTCTGCGTAGACCACCAGCGGCGATATCATCACGCCACCTTTTAGACATCATCCCGACCACAGGTATCTGTTGGAAACCTTGAGATAGAATGTTGATTGGTGTTCTAACAAACGGAAGAATGATACGCACTAGAGGGCTATTGATTGCCATCTGTTGGATTGCGTACCCTAGTGTCCCTCGTTCTAGAGGTTCCGTGAAGGTACTCCGCTGTGCTTGTAAAAGCGCATCAGCATCAGCCGCACCACCGTTCTCATCGAACTTAGAGGCAATCTTTTGTTTGATTGCAGCTTTTCGTTGGAGAGGGGGTGTCCCGTCAATCAGAGTTTCAAAGTGAGCATCTGCAAAGACACGACCTCTGTAAGCTGATTGTTTGAAGAACTCATCAACAGTGAGAAGGAAACGGCTAGGGGCTGTAACAATAGTATCTACGGTTTTACCTACAACCCCTTGTGTAAGGGAGCCTTGGGGAACCTCGATTTTACTGTTAGAGATATCTAGAACGCTGTCACCTGTTTTCACGACTGACCAAGATGCTTTTAGGCTTTCTTTGAACCCCCCAAACATCCCTTGGTACGTCTTTAGAGCGTGTAAAACGCTTGCTCTACCTTGTATTCTCCCTTGCTTGCTAAATACATTCAAGGATGAGAGCGAACCGCCTATAAGTTGCTGAGTAGGGATCAGGAGTACATTTGTTCCACTTGAGATTGTGTTCACAAGCTGTGTACCTGTCCCAGACAACATGGCGTTGATACGGAACTTATTAGCCATATCAAACATACGTCTTGCTGTTCCGATTTTCTGTATCTCTTGGAGAGGTTTGATGTAATCACCTTGGGCTAGACGAGTGATAATCTCATCCGCATCACGGATCAAATCACCACCTTCTTGAGCAATGATCTTAGCGATCCTTGGGTCACCCTTTCGGATCACTTGCATAGCTCTCATAGCTCTAGCGATGTCTGAGCGTTGTCCTTGTGCCATAGCGATGACGTTTGCTGCGAGTTCACGCAGTTTCATTACGTCAATCTTGGCTTCTTCAAGGCTCTTGTACCCTGCTTCTGTTATCTTGTTAGCATCAGGGGTGATACGCTGATCATCAATCATCTTGGCTAGTTTGGTGATGTGGTTTGTCAGAGACAACGCATAGTTCTCTCTAGCCATCAGTTGTGCAGCCATTGATGAAGGATCGTTGAAGCCCTTTACTGAATCTAAGACTTCATTGACGTTACGTCCTGTCATCTCAGCTAGGTTTGTGGCTATGCGTCCAGCTTCTTGTTTCCACGCGGTTACATTTGTTGCCTTGTTCTTGATCTTGAACTGTTTAGCCAACACTGTGGCATACGCTGTAATCTCAGCATCCACAGAATCGAATGAATCGATCAGTTTTGGAGTACGCCACCCCATATCAACAAATCCACCGTTACGGACTTCATCAGCCGCTTGAACAATTTGTTGTTGTTGTTGAGCGGTGACTGCAAAGGCTTCTTTTGGTCTCTTTGGTGTGTTGTTAGCGAAATCGACATCAACAGCATCAGCCATTTGTTTATCGATGTTCTTTTGACCGACAGTTCTCTTGTCAAACATATCAAGCTGATTAGGGTCAGCCGGATCGACTTTTGTGATAGGCTCTGGTTCTACAACTTCAGGTTTCTTTGGGTCTTTTCCTAGTTTTTGTTTAGGAAATAACTCAGCCTGTGTGCCGTTGTTAAAAGCTGTTGGTGTATCAGGGCGGGTTTGATCTAGTTGCTGAAGATCATCATCGAGTTTTTCAATAGTCTCAAAGATTGCGTCAGCTTCTTGCTGATCACCGCGCCTCATGGCTTTGACCATTTTACCTACAGCCAAAGTCAGTGGCGCAAACAGGAGAGTGTCTTCTAGGACTGTTTTAAAACGCCCTTCAAGGTCACTGTCGTTTGGATCACTTTTCAGGTAGTCAATGACGTACTCATCAGGAACGCCTATTTCAACTAGGAAGTCTGTAAGCCGCCCTTCGTTACCCTCGTAGGCCACACCAATAGCGGCTGCACTCTTAGCGATTTCACCTGTTACTTTAGCTGCGCCGGTTGCTTTTGTGGACGCTTTGATACCAAGGAGAGGTTTGGCTGCTTTAACAACCTTACCCACACCTATTAAACCACCTACAAACTTAGAACCTTCTGTAGCGAATGATCCAGTTACTGTGTCATCTTTACCGATATCTACACCAAGCCAATCAATCTTACCATTACGGAGATAATCTATTCCTTGCTCTGAAAGTGGCTTTTCACCTCTCGCGTACTTAGCTGCAATCTCATCACCAGATGCGTATGAAAAACGATCAAGGATGGATTTGTTATCCTTGTTCTCATAGTCGAACAGGATGTCACCTGTGTACTGAGTGACTAGCTTGTAAGGGTTTGTGACACCCCCTTCCGCAAGGCCAGTTGAAACAGATATAGGAGACCTTAAAATACCTTCTCCGATGTCTGAAACAACATCCATAGCTGTATCTGTCCAGCTTGACCCTGTTTCTTCAGGGATTGAAGGAGAGGGGACAGGGGCGGCTGTTTTTAAACCTAATGACACCTCTGCTTGCCCTGCACCGTATAATTCATCAAACGCTGCACGGGACGCAGGGCTATCATTTTCCGCAAGCCATTGCTCTGCGGATGCTGGAATAGCTTCCATCAGTCACCTCTCATTTAAGTGATTTCTATTGTTTGTTATTGAAGGCTTTTGCCGCAGTGTCATCACCGCCTAGCATTGAACTGATTGCATCTAGGGCTGATGTAGCTCCCGCGCTCAGTTGATCACTGAGTGATATGGAACTAGAGGTTCCATCCGGTTGTGGCACAGCGATTGGTGACACGGTAGTGGTAGTCCCTGTGTTACCGGAAGGTTGTGCTAGGGGTGGTTGTGTAGATGTCATTGAGGGGGCTGTGGTTGTAGCTGCCGGTTGCGCTGGGGTGTTTCCAGCCGCTGCGGTGTTAGCTGCTTGTAAGGCTGCTAGAGCATCAGCTTGAGCTTGTGCCTGTGCGGCAG